CTGTCTTATCGACAGGACGCTCCGGCACTTTGTGCTACATCTTTGTGATGACTCTGCCAGTCATGGAAGTCGTGATTGGGCCCGGGTAACAATAAAGGAGGGAACTACTCTCCCCCGGGCGGATGAGCGGTATGAGAGCTTGGCAGGCTACCAAGTCTACTATCTTGACTTAACCGTTCTGTGTGCAAGCTCGCTGTCTCATTCGTTATATTACCCCGAAAGGATTTTAAACAAATGGAAACCGCCGGTTACGGCTACACAAGCCGTACACGTGATCGCATCGCTGCGGTCCAGGCTGGGACACTGACGTCGTTGACTGAGGTTCCAGGCCAAAAGCCTGTCTCTTCAACTTCTAAGTACTCCGTCAAGGTGGTCGGCTCACAAACTACAGTGAGTCGGGATAACCAATTTCACGCGAAGAACGACATTAGGCACCAGAGCGGTGCTCATATCAATTCCAAGCGTGCCATCAGTGCGTTGGATATCGGTGGTAATTTTCATACCATCGACAACCAGCTATCTATGTCCCACAAAGCTATAACGACCAAGACTAAGACGGGTTATACAACCCGTACATATCGTGGTCCTCTTTTTGCTAATGGGACTGGAACGGTGCTTCAAAACACCACTTCCTGGCCAACAATCCAACCTCCTAGTACGAACGATTTGAACGTTCTAGGAACCACGGCGATTAAGAATTCAATTCCGTCACCGCCGGGTGCTGACCTCGCAGTCGCTCTTGCTGAGCTCTGCAGGGAAGGGATGCCATCATTCTCCGATACCAAGGACATCATCGATCAATTGCGGCGTAGAAAGAACGCTAGCCCGATCGGTGAAGCACACTTGGATCAACAATTCGGAGCGGCACCCATTCTAGCGGAAATACGTAAGTTCGCGTACGCTGTTCTCGAAGGAGACAAGCTTATGCGACAGTATGACCGAGACGCCGGACGACAAATCCGGCGGAGGTTTAACTTTCCTCCTAGTGTTGAAACGACGTTGGTAAGTACAACGTATGGAGTGCCGGTTTATCCGACGCTTCCTACTCCAATGTATGAGACACTGGGTCACGTTGGGATTCTCAGTAAAGTGCGCACTAGGCGCATTGAGACTTGGTTTTCAGGCTGCTTCATGTACCAGGTACCCTACTCCGTTATATCTGGAGAAACGGTATTTGCACGTGATGTAGTCAGAGCACGCAAGCTCTTAGGAATTCGATTGGATATCGAAGTCCTTTGGAACCTCGCCCCATGGAGTTGGTTCGCCGATTGGTTTGTCAACATTGGACAAGTAATCTCCAATATAGTTGCTTTCTCAAACGACGGACTCGTCATGCGTTACGGATACCTCATGTATAAAGAAACAATCGAGGACCGCTATACGCATTCCGGTGTGTCCTTTAAGGACCAACCCGGTTCTGGAGAGATTCAGACGACGTTCACGACCACGCTTAAAAAGCGCGTGAAAGCTCATCCATTCGGGTTTGGAGTTCGCGATGTCGATTTATCGGCAAAGCAACTCTCCATCCTCGCCGCCCTAGGGATCTCCCTTGGACGGAGCTGACGCCGTAGTTCTTGCGGCTGCAGGTTTGTGGAGTGCGCATTCTGTGTGCTCTACATTAATATTAACTAAATATCCGTTAATATCCGGCTACTTACCATATGTTTGGAGCCGCGCCCACCAGGACTCTCCTGGGTGGGTTTCTGTAAGGAGCAATGCCATGTTTTCTGATCCTCAGTCTCTGACCATCAATGCAGTCGCGACTTCCGTGCCGAAGACTTCCGTCAACGGCTCAAGCTCGGTTTACACCGATGCTACCGGAAATATCACGATGACCATCTCGCACAACCGCGACAAGCGGCAGCGCTCGGTGATCCGCATTGAACAGAAGAAGGTCGCTGCGGATCCGCTTCTCGCGGACCGCAACGTTCCGACTAACCAGACCGTCTACTTGGTCGTTAACCGACCGACGAACGGACTGTTTTCCCCGACGGAGACCAAGTACATCGTTGATGCACTTACGGCCTTCCTGACGGCTTCTGCTGGCGCCAACGCGGTGAAGTTTATCGCTGGCGATAGCTGAACTCGTAAAAGAGTTCGCCTTCAGTTACAAAAGAGGGACGGGCGGGCTCGGGAAACCGAGCTTCGCTTCCGTACCGCTTTCAGAAATGCATGGCTATGGAAGGACTTACCTTGGTATTAGACCATGGGGCCCTGAAAAGCCTGATGTTGCTCTGGCAGAGTGTGGCCTCGGAAGAGGCCGCACGGTGTTGCACAAGTACCCTTCGTGACTTTGAAACTGTCACGAGGCGCTGTGAAAACGAAGGGTGGTCGTTTTTGACGATCACTTTGCCTAACTTTGGAAAAGACTTCGAAAGATGTCTTGAACAAGGTAAGGTAACTCGCAATCTCTTCCAAGGTTTCACATGGAAGGGAGGTCTCCCCAAATTTCTTCGGGGTTTCCTCGAGCTCGTTTTCTCGGTAGATTCGGGCATTATTGTCGACAAGCCTGACATAGACGCAATTCGCGCCGTTCGTCAGCTTACGCTGATGTTCGGCAAGATTAACCGTGAGTGCTCAAAAGAGCGCACGGACGCGGCTATGAAAGGGTTTGTTGATTGTGAGAAGTCAGTTCTGGAAATGGGCAGCCAAAGGAGCCACGATGATTACGTGGTTTTCCATAGGGTTGCTCGTCTCTTGTTCGCTAACATTCTCTCCGAAGTTGACCGAAAGGTCTTCGACGGTGAGGTTGTGCCGAAACACGGACCAGG